CCGCTCAGGAATTCGTGATATGGAGATACATATACCTTGATTTTATTTCCATTTTCCCAAGTTATTACAGAATTATTATATGATGCAATGGTCGTGTCAATTTCATTAATTTGTTTACCCAATACCTTAGATACTTTTGTATAAATTCCACTGCCCTCTGTAGAACTCTCATCAAACAAGATTTCATCACCGACTTTGTAGTTAGATCCAGAGTTAACTACTTGCAATGAAGAGACACTACCAGAAGAGACAGACTCGATTAGAGTTTTTTGCTCTATAATTTCATTTGATTCTACAATAAAGTCATTATCAGCATACTTATCATTTACTTTATATGGAAAAGTGTTTCTAATTAGAGAAGAATTATTAAAGTCAAATGATTGATTTAATGAAAGATTTTCCTCAATATATGGAGATCTATACTCATTTCCGATGAAATACGGAAATTGACCAACTACTTGTTGTTGATTATTTGTTTTAATAGTGGCAAAGTATGCATATACACCTTCTGGAAAATCTTTAGTTTTTCCAAATCTGCCATTATATTGGTCTAAGTCTCCACTATTCGTAAACTCATAATCTTCAATAAAATAACCTTCAGGAAAAATTGAAGTTGATGGACGATTTTCAACACTAGATAAAGAATATCCCGACTCTAGTTTTTTAACACTTCCAGAATTATTTGGATTAGAATACCCATAAGAACCATAAATTGGATTTCCATCATATGCCCAACCAATAATATCCGAGTGTGTAGTAGCATTTCCAGTATCTTTTAATCCACTCTTCAAATTTTCAGAGTAACCAACAACTGCATACTCTAAATTATTTTCAGTCTCAACTAATATTTCTGACGCTGGATCTCTATAATCTCTATATTGAGTACCATACTTATATGAATTGTTAACAGTTAGAGATCTTACATTAGATTCAAGAATTGCATTTCTTCCGGCAGGGATGACATTAATTGCGGTATCTGTTTCACTATATCCAGCACCAGAATTAATGACAATTACATCTACAATTTTATTGCCAGATACTACAGGTCTGAGATTTGCACCAACTCCACTACCAGATACAATTAAATCGGGAATAGAGTAGTAATCTTGTCCACCATATAAGATAGTTACATCGATGATTCTGCCATTTTCAATTATTGGTTTAAGTTGAGATTCTTTTCCATTCTTAATAATAATTTGTGGTCTTTGATGTTTATTTAAGACTAAAGAACCATAATCAGATCCATTTTCATAGACATAAACTTGCTCTATTTCACCTCTAATTACTGGGGTTGCAACAATAGACCCTCTAACTTGAGTACTACCTAATCCAACAGTTGTATAATCGACAGACAAAGCAATATCAGGATAACTAAAAATTTGATATCCAGTTCCAGTAGTAGAAAATTTTACATAATTTTTTACTTCATAGTCTATCGTATTTGTCCCACCAATACCAGAATTACATAGTCTAAATGTATCAGAGTCCAACTTCAATACTTGATATCTATTTGAAGTTGATAATCCAATTATACCAGAAGTTTCATAATTATAAGTTACAATCTCACCATCAGAAAATCCGTGATTTTTAAATTCTATAGTATGTGTAAATGTTGATATACCAGTAGGTTTTACTCTAAGTTTTCTATTTGTATATTTGCCACCATTAATAACTTTAATTCCAGTCAGTCTATTTTTTTGCTCTGTTTTAAATTTTTGAACTCCAGAATTGCCAATGGTAGTAAATCCTACTGTATTGATTCCAGAAATATAGTCAGATAATTTTTCATATATTTCTATAGTTTTATCATTAATTACTTTTGAATAGTATGTTGCACCATTTACTAAAGTTCTGGACTGGTCTAAGTTTGATCCACCAAAAGATCCAATTCCTATGGCACTAGAATTGTTACGATTGTAAATAATTGGTTGACCATCAATCAAATTATGTGCTTTTGTAAAGACAATTTTTTCATTTTCAAAATCTAGTCCACCACCACTAGAAATTGGTCTGGCGTCAAATTCAATTTCCCTAGCAAATTTTTCTATAACTGGACTAAAACTTGCTTCAGAACTATTTCCACCAGTTAATGATATAGAAACAACAACATCAATGTCAAAATCTTGAGGATCTACAAATATTTTTTCAACAGATCCACTTACTACGGGTTGTACTAGAGCACTGCCACTTGATAAGGTAAGAAGTGGTAGGTTTACAACATCATACCCACTTCCACCACTTAGAACATTAACTTCATCTAATGGGCCGTAATAAATTTTATCATTTGTTTTATAGTTGTATATTTCAACTCCATTTTTTAAAAGACCAATAGATCCAGGAACAGTTTCATATTTTTTACTATCTCCAATTTCCTGTTCTATTTTAAATTTCTTAAGAAGTTTCTGTGGAGAAATTAACTTAGACCTTTGCGAATATAGTATAAATTTATGAGTTCCTGAGACAACGCCATTAGACAATTTTCCAAAAGAAACATAATCATCTGACCCAACCGTAGAATTACTTAAATAAAGTCTAATTCTACGATTATTAATCTCAATATCATTATTTTTCAAGACTTCAACATAATATGCTCCTTCCTCTAGACCTTGTATTGCTCCACTTTCATCTGGATAATAATATACTTTATCACCAGTTATAAAAGAAACTACTTGAGAAAATCCAAAGTTAATAACACTATAATCCTGATTTTCACTTTCAATTTCTAAACCAACTACAGTATATTCAAAAACATTTGTTTGTAGAGAATAAGAAGGAAGTGAATTAGAAGCTACATAAAGACTGTTAGAATTTTCTGAATAAACATTTTGAACATCTGATGTTATCTTATCATTTCCAAATTCAATGGGCAACAGTGAAGAAGATGCCTTCTTAATCTTTCTCCTAATATCATACTTATCTAAAATTGATAGTGAACTAGTATCTACATCAACAGTAATTTCATTTTCAAATATTGCTGATATAGTTAGATCTTCAAAAGTGGGAACTAAAGTTTCGGTATTTCTTCTTAAAACTTCAATCTTATCTCCAACAGTTAGAGTAGTATTATCGATTGTAGATTTTGTTGTGATTGTATTTGCAGAAAATGAATCTATTTGATATCTGCAACTAGTGTTATATACCCAACTATTTGCAAATATTTGCCTAGGACTATTTCCCTTTTCTATAATCTGTCCAAGATTTTTTGGATATATTTCTTCACCTTCTGAAATATTATAAAAATCAGAATCGATTACAATATCCGATAAAACTCCAGTTATTTTAAACTCAACCTTTCTTGATGTATCACCATCTTCATATCCATAATAAGTTTCATTAGATGTCAAAGATGATGTTTTATTAATTGTAATAGATTCTGAAGAATCTACATAGCATCCTAAAAATTGATTAATAGTTTTGCTTGTGTAAAATATCTGATTTCCACCATAAAGAAGGAATCCAGACTCTGCAAATCCTACTGTAGAGTCTACTGTAATTACATTATGATCAGTAGAATCTACAGTTACATTTTCAACGACCTTAGTATTTGGTGTTATTGAAAATGTTCCTGTAATGTTTGGGTAAGTATCATCATATCCTACAAAAAAGTTAAGTTTATAATAAGTTTTTCCCTTCCTAGTTATTGTCTCTACTTCAGATACAGATCCACTAGTATTTTCATCAGTAGATTTTTTAATCGTTTGACCGTTTAGTTTAGTTGGGTCTCCAGATATTACATCAATTACTGCTACATTTCTTCTTATAAAACTAGAGTCTGAGGTTTTAATTAGAAATTTTTCTAAATTTATTACACTTGGGGTTTCTCCAAATAAAACATTGAATAAAATTCTGAATGATTCCTCTGTTCCTTTAGATTCATAAAGAGATCTTGCCTCTTTTATAAAATTACCAACGTTTAAATTTTCTACAAAATCCGTAGATTCTAAACCAGGAGTTAAACTAAACTTAATTTTTTTATAAAATTCTTGTAGAAATAAAGAACTTAAATTTTGAATTGTGCTGTTAGATGCATGTGCTACTGCCGAAGACTCACTAAAGACTAACTCTTCATATTGAAGATCTTTATGATAATTAGTAATGCCACTAAAACCACGAATACAACCTGTGAAAGATGTTTCAGTGGATCCGGTGTAAGTTATAATTTCATCATCAATTTTCAATAAACCATACTGTGAAGGAAAACCTTTTGTACTTTCTACATTTATTGTAGTGCTAGTTGCAGTAATACTGTTTTCTAAAAGAACATTACCTACGATAACTTCTGGAATGAGACTATCGAGGTTTATGTATTGATCTAAATTTTCAACAATGTCTGTTGGACCACCTTGATATTCTTGGGAGACATAATATTGCTTTAAAAATTCAGATGCTTTTGGACTTTCATCTAAAATAAATTCTGGTAATTGACTATCAATTATTTGCTGTACTTTTACCCTTGATTCGAAACCATTCTGTACCATATTATGACCTCGTTAAACTCCCGTTTGAATAACTTGAGCGATAAGAATTTTTTGTGAAGACAACACCAGAAATATCCTCACCAGATGCAATAGTATCTTTTACCATATTTATTTGACTTTTTGAAATGTCAAAAGACACATAAAGATCTTTTAAACCAACAACATCATTTGACTCAGGATATGCTTGTATCTCAATAATATCACTATCTTTTACAGTTGATGTTATTGTAATAGTATTAATAGTTATTTCACCAGTTTCATAATTAACAACTCCCGCAGACTGTACAATAACATATGGTTGTAGAGAAGTATTTGTCGGGTCTTCTGTATTAGATTCTTTTGTTGGTTTTACGATAGCAATTACACCAGTTTTACCATCAGAATTAGGAACATCACTGAAATAAACAGTATCGAGTTCATTTAAAATTTTAAAACCAGTTGATTTAATATTATATCCATACTGATTTACATGGAATTGATTTCCAAAACATATTTCATACTGTGCCTGTTGATTTATAAGTGCCTTTAAATCTCTTCTTACTCTAACTCTTGTTATATTTGAAGTAATAGCAGTATCAGTATTGTCTATAACTTGCAAAAGTTTACTATATTTAAATCTTCCGCCAAACTTATTCAAATCTACAGACTCAGAATACTTTATAAGTGAATTGTTTACTCTAGTCTTTAAGTCGGAAGAACTTGAAACCTGACTTTCATTATAGTAAATATAAGACTCAATTTCTACATAAAGAATCTTAAGGTCTATTATTTTTACATTAATTCCAGAAACACTATATTGCTTTAACTTTGCGAGTATATTTTCCTTATCAAAATCTGAAACAAATGTACCATTTTTTGGTTTTATGCTGACTAATACAGTTCCAAATTGTGGTGGTGTTAATTCTTCTCCACCAATCACAGAAATTGACTCTGCGTTTTCATATATTTTAGATTTAATAATGGTTTCATAATCACTTGCAGTTACTGCTCTATACTGAGATGCATATAATCTTGGAGCAAAGTATCGAATTGAGTCTAGTGTTTCAATATTAGATCCATTTTGAGATCTTTGATTTGTAATCACATTGATGGTATTTTGTGGTATTACATTTTTATCATCAACATCTCTTAAAGATCCTGCAAAAGAAAATGTCTCTATACCATTACCATCTTTTCCACTTGTTATAATATAATTACTAGTGATTATTGCTCCGTTTTCAGGTTTTTGTCCAAATATTCCATCACCAAAAAGAAGTTGATATTTTTCATTTTGTACTTCTTGAATTAAAAAGATTTGAGAATTTGAATTTATTCCAAAGATATTATCTACCAAAGAGTATTTTATTCCCAATCCACTGTCACTAGAACCTTTTACATAGACTCTAATTGTAGAAGTATCAATAAAAGAGTTATCAAGTATAAATTTTTGATCTAAAGATGCGTTGACAGTGAACTTTTTGGTAAGAAAAGTTCCTTCTTTGATTACAATATTACTAAATGTTGCTACACCATTTACAACTGGAACTGTGATATTTTCTGGAGTAGAAAATACATAGGAAGTTCCTTTTACTGAACCTGTGCAGACAAGTCCTGATTGCAGAGTAACTGTTTGAGTATAAACTGGAGTACCATCGCTGAGGTAACTATTTGGTGGTACAGTTACAGTAAATGATACATTAGCACTTGCAGAGGCTCTAGAACTTGGAACATATCCAATATTTCTTGCAAGAGAAACTACATTTTCTCTCACAGTTGCTGAATCCAAAAAGGATTCATTTATCACCATATTTGAGTTAAATGCTGTAATATATGTGTTATACGCTAGAGTATCAATTAAGACAGAAAAATTAGATCCTTCAAAATCAAAGTCCGTAAATGTAGAGTTAGCACGGAGATAATCTTTGATTGAAGTTTTTATTTGGTCAAAATCTAGATTTGTAAATTTGGTGAAAGGCATTTTATCTTGTTGCCTCTAATATGAATGAAAATTGTTGTACTGGAATTTCTTGTCCGATAATTTCAAATGTAATAGTGATTTCAAATTCATTAAGATCTGGTATTGGATCAACTTGAACAATTACATTAGTAACTCTTTGTTCATAATTATTAATAACTTCAATAATTTGATCTTTAATTACATCAGCAGTTGCATAATCAACAAATTCAAATAAACTACTTCTAACATTTGATCCTATAGTAGGATTAAAAAATCTTTCTGTAGGTATAGTTTCAACTAAATTACGAACAGATCGGATAATTGCCCGTCCGTTAATTAACACGGGCAAATCTTTGGTTACAGGATGTGGTTCAAAAGACAGACTAATATCTTTGAATGATCTAGATATTCGTGTTACTGTCATTGGATAAGAAATTTCTTGGATTATTTATGTTCACTTCCACGAAGAACCATAAATTGCATCAGTTCCATATTCCCAATCATCATAATCATCATCATTTCTAATTTTTTCATGCAATTCAACTTGCTTTTTTAAGTCATGCCTTGGTGCAGTATCGTGCATAACCTCTTGAATCACCCTTTTTGGTGGCATATTATCATAATCAGTGATAAGATGAGTGGTTCCCCACATCCTATACATGTAATTTGAATCTCTATCGACTGGTAAATTAGACATTTTAGCTCCTGTTTTAATCAATAAAACAGAACTTTTATAAAGGAGGTTGCTATCTCCTTATTTCTATTTAACGGTCTATTTCACGAAGTGAATAACTGTCAGAATTTAGATATTTTAGTATCTCTAAAGCGATTAATCGAGGATTTCCTTCACCACAAGTGTAAACATCGATCGCTAAACATCCATTTTCTGGCCATGTATGACAAGAAACATGACTTTCTGCAAGAGCAATCACAATTGTACACCCTTGAGGTATAAAACAATGTGAAAAAACATTCAAAATGGACATTTTAGCACGTTTAATGCCATTGATCATTACATTTTGAAGCGATTCTACATTATTAATCGCTTCAAAATCAACATCATACACCTCTAACAGAAGGTGTTTACCCATCGAATACTGTTTCAATTCAGTTTTTGTAGAAAAATTTATTTATTCTCAAATTTCCAATGATTATTTGGTCGTTCCCACCAAAAATGAAGGTCTTCTTTCATATCATTATAGTATAATGCGACAAAATCACTCTTGAATTTACTATGAACGTTCTCACACAGTGCAATTGTATAATAATTATCATGCATCAGGTCAGTAATCCAACGATAGTTACCACCACGAATGACTCCCGCTTCAATTAAAACGAACTTTTTCCATCGTTTTAACCACTTCGAATAGTTTTCAATAAAATCTTTTCGATACTCTTCCACATTTTCATCTGGAAATGGGACATTAACTGCTTCAATATGGAATATTTCTTGATCCATACTCAAAGAATGTGAGAGATGCTGTGTTACTATCGCAGAATAATCGGGAGAAATCATTAAAAAACAAGTATCGGAGGGATGAATTTCAATCCCCGATACTTGAATATAATAAGTCATCTCTTGAATTAATGCTTTTTCTTTATCTTCCGAAATAAAAAGCAAAGATTTCATCCCTTACCTTGCCCTCTATACTTCTTACGTGCTTTATTACGAGAAGACGCAGCGTACTTAGTACCATATCCATCTCCTTGACGAGACTTCTTAGGTGGACCAGGATTATAAGAACTATTCTTACTTAATCCACCTTTTGCTTTTGTTGCCATAATTGATTCTCCGTTAAAATTTCAGTTTCAAGATCTTCAGGTCTTGGAGAACCTGTCTGATAGAATTGTATCGACAGGTCTTCCATTATATTGAAATATTCTTCTTCTGTGAGTGAAGTATAAATTCTACGCCCTTTACAAAGAATATTGTAAGTTTCTGCCATTGTATCAAATGATTCTTGTTTTTTCGTGACCGACTCGGATACGTGGATCACACCAAATTTCAAATCCTGCTTCTTTTGCATCAAGGCAGAATGATACATCTTCTCCACACATGTCTTGAACTTGTCCAGATTCGAAGACTTGCATTTTTGGAGCAAACCATGGATACTTCATCTCTGAGTGCTCAAAGACTCCATTCTTAATGAGAAGCCAACCAAATCCTGCATAATCAACAGTAAATGGTTTGAGGCGCTTTGAGATGCTATCGACTGTTTCGTGATTCATTACACCACCATTACCTCTAAAATCATCTTCATCCAACCAGTGTGCCACTGAGGTAGTATGACCGTCTTCTGTAGCGTACCAACCAGAAGCAATGTCCTTATCCATGAGAATAAGTTGCCAGAACTTTTCAGTGTTGAAAACGATGTCAGAATCAATCCAAAGTTGCCAATCATAATTCAGTTTGCCGTCCCATGGAATCTGATCAGGTCCACGCAGTACATTCGCACCTAAACATTTGCATCTTGCAAAGTTTACCATTGATGAATAGTCTTGCGAGATCTGGATGCTTGCTCCAGATTGTACAATGTCAAAACAAAGTTGTACAAAGTTTTTTAGATAGGTATATGAGACTCCTCTTCCAGGTAAACAAAAGACAATGGATTTTCCTCTCACCATTTCTTTTGCTAAATTATAGTCCCATTCTTGTGTAGTCTGTGAGGCAACTGGTGCCTTTGCTTTTACGGTAAAACCCTTGGCCATTTTTCAATACTCCAATAAGTGTTTATAAGTTTTATTATTTACAATATAAGAAATTGTAGAACGATTTACATTATACATCTTTCCAAGTTTAATGGTGGTAAATTTACCGGACTGATGCAGTTGTCTAATTTTAATTACATCAGTATCTGTTAATTTAGATGCTCCGTTACTTTCACCCTTTTGATTTCCTGTATAACATCTTCCTTTTTTAATTTTATCTCTCACATTATCTAAATTTGTTCCAGAAAATAAGTGTAATGGATTTACACATGATGGATTGTCACATTTGTGGAGACAATGGAGATTCCCTAAAGATTTTTTATAGTAAATCTCATATGATACTCTATGTGCCTTTAAAGTTTTTTTGTTACTGTGAATGCAACCGTAACCATAAGCGTCAAAAGATCCTTTCCATTCCCAACAATTATTTTCATTGAGATCATCTGGCAGATATTTGTAAAATCTATCTATTAAATCCATAAAAAGGTGAATGTACACTCATATCATACAATATTATCTATAAGAAGTCAATCCGCCTCAGTTAAAATTACTTCACCCCCATCGATTGTAAACTTGATTTTTGTATCCTCATACCATGAGAGTTCATTCATGATTTGCTCAGGAATTGTAATGTAATACTCACCACTGATTGGATCGACCTCTATGGACTCAAAAATTTCCCCGCGATTTTTTTCCATTGCTATAAATTTAAGTTTCGATTTTATATATGAGATTCTACCTTTTAAGAATAAATCCATTCACAAAGGTATTATAGCAAATTTTTTTGGGAAAAATTTTTTGTTTTGAGATTTATATTTCTCTCTCGATCTGGGTCAGTTATAGATTAGGGGAGTCATCGGTTTTTATATCGCATCCCCCCGATCCGCCCATAAGGATCGCTTAACTGTCAAACACGAACGCATAAAGTCCTCTAATCACTCAAAGATAAGGCGGCAGAGTATAAACAACTGCCGCCCACGAACGTATAACTTAGAGTCCGAACTTCTCCCGACAGA